TGAAACATATAGTTGACTTCTCAGATATCCATAAGAATAGGAAGGGGCAATATTGTGTTTTAACGACACAAATGGCTTCATGCACGTCTGAATTCCATGCTGATGTTTCTACCCTTGAGCATGCCGAACAACTTGTCACAACCATGATGCAAGCATACTATGGGAAGGATCATCGCATGCTGAACCAACATGAAGTGTTAAATGGCATTGAGGGTATTAGCCCTGTTACTTTAGACACAGGTGCTGGTATCATTTGTGAGAAAGCTCATAAGGTTATGATGAAGAGAGATGCCATAGAGTTCAAAGAAACATATCACTTTCGTGATAATGAAAAAGGAAACGCTGTTCGAGCAAGATTTAAACATGATGTTGAGATGTTCAAGAAAGGTCAACCTCCAGTGTATCTTTTTAAAGCTGAATTGAAATCTGAATGCCTTGCAATTGAAAAAGCGAAGAAAGGGAAAATGCGCTTGTTCAATAATGCTGGGACTGAGCTTATCCTCATTGAGAGGAAAATGTCTGGTCATATTGCTTCCTCTGTTTGCAATAAATCAGGACCTATATTCATAGGCAAGGACCCTCTGTTGCACTTCAATGAATACTTGAAACACCTTCTCTTTACTCACCATCTTGATATTGATGTTAAGAGATGGGATAAGAGTGTTCTGCCCGCTTTCATTGCCAGATCGCTACGTGTGCTATCCAAGATGCATGCTGATCCAGAGGCGGAAACATGGTACACCACTCTATTCAAAGTAATTGGGTATCCTATTGTTCAGTTTGATGAGACCCTAGCACAGCTAGTAGGAACAATTCCTAGTGGCATGTACCACACTGCTCTACTAGGTAGTGTATGTCACATGATCATTTGCACTTATGCTCTTCTCAAATCTCTCCCTGAAGGTACAAATCCTTTCCATGGTGGGTACTTTATGACATGTGCTGATGACTTAGTTTACCTTCATGACGGTAAAGACATTGATGTCATTAAATTTACAAATGCTTACAGAGAATGTGGCATTGAAATACAACATCCTGACAAGGTTGGTGGTACAATTCAGTCACTCCCAGCTACCAGCCCTATATTATTCTGTAGTAGGATAATACGGAAAGAAGAGGGGAGATGGTTCCCAGCCCTAGCTTGGACTAGCCTCACAAACTGCCTGCATTTTACTAAAGAAAAAGGTGAAATGGGGCTTGAAAATCTCCTTGCTGTTGTGAGATGTGAGTCATATGCCCTTGAGAAGAAAGAATATGACAAGATCACTGATATCC